GTTCTGTTTTTTCGGGTTATGGTATATTATCTAAAATGTCTGAACATGGAAATGTAACAATTAAAATAGATGGTTTTGCTGCAAGTATGGGGGCGTTTATGCTTTTATATGCTAATAAAGTTGAATGCAACGATGTATCTAAAATAATGTTGCACCGTGCAGATATGTACACTGAAACTCAAGAGCAAAAGACTTTTTTAGCATCGGTTAATAAAGATTTACGAGCTAAATTAGAGAAAAAAATAAAAGCAGATGTTTTCGCAGAAGTAACTGGAGTTACTTTTGATGAGATGTTTAACCCTGATAAACGCATTGATGTTTGGTTAGATGCAAAACAAGCGAAAAAAATCGGTTTAGTTGATAAAATTAACAAACTAGACCCGAAAGAATTAGAAGCATTTAGCGCAGAAATGTTTAATATCGCAGCGAAATTAAACAATAAAGAAATAGTAAATCCAGAAAAACCAATAAATATGAATATCGAAAAATTAAAAGCTGAACATCCTGATGTTTACGCTCAAATTTTTGCTTTAGGACAAAAGGCAGAAAACGACCGCGTACAAGCGTGGTTAACTTATGTTGATGCAGATGCAAAAACAGTTACAGAGGGTATTAAAGGTAATGAAGCTCCTAGTTTAGCTATCCAAGCTGAGTTAAACCGTAAAGCTTTTTCTATTGAAGCTTTAAAAAACTTAGAAAACCAAAACCCTCCAAAGCCTGAAACTCCTAATGCTACTACAACAGAGAAAACAGCAGAGGAATTGAAAGCTGAAAGCATCAAAAATGATTTGTACAAACAATTAAATTTATCTAAATAATGAGTACAGCTAATCAAGTATTATTAACTGGTAGCCAGTCAATAATCAACTACGATACAACTAAATTGTTTTTGTTTGGTAACAGATACAAAGAAGTTGTTTATACTAATTCTACAGGTTCGGAAGTTACTTTACCAGCAGGTTTAGTAATGGGTAGAATTGCAGCGACTGAAAAAGTTGTCCCAATTGCAAAAGCCGCATCGGATGGTTCACAATTTCCAGTAGGTATTAATGTTAAAGCGGTTACGGTTGCAAATGGTGCTACTGTTAATTTAACTATTTGTGTTGCAGGAGATGTTGAAAAATCATTAGTATTATTTCCATCAGGAACTGATTTTGATGATGTTGTATCATTAAGAACAATCGAGGATAGAATTATGAGTGATACAGCAGGTATTTTCTTAATCGAAAAAACTCAATTAACTGGATTTGATAATCAATAATTTTAAAAAAAGGATATGAATTTCACACAAGCAAGAGCATTATTCACACAGGCATTAGTGGATGTGTACAGAGATATTACGCCAGTTAAAGGTTTTGGGCGTTCATTCTTTAGGGATGAATTGAATTTAACCAAATTGGCTAAAATTGAAGTTGAAAGAGGTTATGAATTTGTTGCAGTTGATGTATTAAGAAACAGCGACGGTAACGCAAATAATGCAAGTCGTTCAACCGAAAAAATAGTCGAGCCACCTTTTTACTCTGAGTGGTTACCGTTAAATAGTTTGGATGCGTACGATAGAGTGTTAGCAAATCCTAGTGAAACTTTTGAATTAGCAGCTTTAACACGTGAAGCAGGACAAAAAACTGCAAAATTACGTGATAAAATTGAAAGAGCGTACGAATTACAAACATGGCAAGTTTTCAAAAATGGTATCGTAACTTTATCTAAGGTTGCTCAAATTGATTACAAGCGTAAAGCTTTATCAATGGTTGATTTAGGTGGTTCTGATTATTGGACTCAATCAGGTTCAAATCCAATTGCAGATTTAGAAAAAGGTTGTAATTTTTTACGTACCGTAGGTAAATCAAACGGCGGTGTAGTTAATGCAATTATGGGTTCAAAAGCTTTAGATGCATTTTTAAACAATGCACAAGTTAAAGCAATTGGCGAATTAAGAAGAATTGATTTAATTACAATTAAATTAGAGCAAAGAAATGCATTAGGCGCATCTTTATACGGTGCAGTTACTGTTGGTGCATATACTGTAATGATTTGGACTTATCCTGAGTTTTACGATGTAATCGAGGGTGGCGTTGTTGTAAGCAAACCTTATGTTGATGTTAACGATGTAATTATGTTACCAGAAGCGCCAAGATTTGTAATGAGTTACAACCAAGTTCCACAATTATTAGGCGATACATACGTTCCACAAACAGGAGCTTATTTATTACGTGAAGAAATTGATGTACAAAAGAAAGCTCATAAAATGTATGTTGAAAGTGCAGGTATAGCAATACCAACAGCAGTTGACCAGATATACACTATCAAGGCAACCAACGCAACAAATTCATAAATTTAAAAGCCCTACTAGATTAGTAGGGCTTTTTTAAAACTCATATTATGAAAAAGTTTAAAGTTTTAGCCGATAGCATTTCATGGATTGGTGCAAAAGCATTTAAAAAAAATGATATTGTAACCGAAAATGACTATCCAAATCACGAGGAATTAGTTAGAAGAGGTTTTTTAGAAGAGGTTAAAGAAGTTGAAGAAACTGAAAAACCTATCGAAACGCCCAAAAAAACTACTCCTAAAAGAAAAACAACAAAGTAGCTTTTCCATGATGCTTTAGTTTAAAATAGGAGTGTAAAAACTCCTATTTTTTTTTATTAAAAATCTACTCCATGAATTTACTAGATGCTATAAAAAGAGATATTGCTCAAATCCAAAATAACGGTAATGAATACGCGGTTGATTGTACGTTTACGCGTCCTGATAATTCCGTTTTTACTGTTAAAGGGGTGCATACTAAACATCATTTAGGCGTTGATACCGATGGGTTGCCAATTAATTCCAAAACAGCATCTATATCATTTTCGGAGGTAAATTTACCTACTGGAATAAGTGTAAGAAATAATGCGAATGAAGTTCGAATGATAAACTGGAGGGTATCGGTTAAGGATAGTACAGGATTAAATGCACAATATGTAGTTAGGGAGGTTTTTCCCGATGAAATGTTAGGTACAATAGTTTGTATTTTGGGTGATTATGCTTAATTTTGCATTATGGGACAATTAGCAATAGCACCTTTACAATCATTTGAATTAATCAGGGATAGGATTGGTTTAATCTTAGCAGATGAATTTGCCGACCAGTCAATAACTCCATTAATTTATAAAGAGCGAATGGTACCGTTTGATAAAACGGATTTAGAAGCCATCAATATTAGCTTAGATATGGCAGATTACCAAGATAAAAGCGCACTTCATTACGTTGGTAATTATACTTTTCACATTGATGTTTACGCCAGTTCCAAAACAACTTCACAAGGCGCAGCAGATACCGCATCCAAATTAAAAATGCAAAAAATTATAGGAATTGCAATGTATATTTTACGTGCAACTCCTTACATTAATTTATTATTTCCACCTCCTTTTATTGTTAAAACAATGATTACAAGGGTGCAAATTGCAGATAATAATAACAATCAAGATGCTATTACCGTATCTATGGGTAGGATTGTTTTCGAGGTACACGCAAATGAAAGCAATGCGTTTGTACAAGGTTTAAACTTAGTTTCATCAATTACGAATGTTAAATTACATGAAACAGATAAGGGATTTATTTACATCAATACGCAATCAACTTAAAATGAAAGATACTTTAATTACTAAAATTACTGGGGGAGGTACTTTTTTGGGTATAATTTTAGGCGAAATTACTCAAGAAACAACATTAAAACTTAGCGCAATTTCCTATATTGTCGGAATTACTTTAGGTTTAATTACTATTATTATTAAACTTTGTGAGTTGTATAAATCATTAAAAAATAAATAAAATGTTTAAAAAATTATTCTTAAAAATTAACCCAGTTGAGGTTATTAAAGCATTAAAAAAAACTGATACGAAAGTAAAAGTAGAGGGAATTACCCAAATGGGGGGCGGTGGTGTGCTTATGAGTTCTGGCGTTGCACTTATTACCGATGGTGCAATAAATCAAAATTGGTTTGAAATTGTAGGCGGTGCAGTTATTTTAATCGTTGGTGTGTACGTGGCAAAAAATTTAACGGATAAAATCGAAAAAATTAAAGACAATGAAGAAAGTTGTTAGTATTGTAAGGGTTAAAGGCGATAATAATGCTACTTACGGACTGCTTAAAGTAGTTGAAAACGATAAAATTTTATTCCAATGTAAAACAATCGAGCGCGGTTGGTTGGATAATCAATCACGAATTAGTTGTATTCCTACAGGGAAATATAATGTAGTAAAAACATATTCGCCAAGATTTAAAGTAAATTTATACTTAGTGGAAAATGTGCCTAATCGTAGTGGCATCCGTTTACATTCTGCAAATTTCGCCTCACAATTAAATGGGTGTATTTCTTTGGGTTCAGATTGGAGGGATATCAATAAAGATGGGCAATTGGATTTAATTAATTCAAAAGCAACGCATAAAGCTTTTGATGAAATTATGG